TTGTTTGTACCTAATAACACTATTGGAAATCAATATGTTAAGGGCATGATGGGCCGCGATTCCGCTGGTATGAACTGGAAGATGGATCAGAATATTTCTGCTCAAACTTTCGGCTCTTACGCTGGCACCGCAACTATCAATACCAGCACTGATACCGGCATTTTGACTACGGGTTGGGCGTCAACATCGTCTCTCACGTTGACGAAAAGCGGCACGTTCACTCCTCTGGTCGGTGATACTTTCACTATCGCTGGTGTGTATGCTGTTAACCCACAAAACCGTCAAGCCTACGGTAGCAACAAGCTGCGTAATTTCGTCATTACCGCTATTAGCGGAACTGCCGTTACCGTTAGCCCCGCCGTTATCTCCGCTGGTCAGTTCCAAAACGTGTCTATCACTAGCGCTGGTGCTTCTGCTGTGACTCCGTTCAACCAAGCTGGTGCAGTATCTCCACAGAACATCGTTATGCACAAAAACGCATTTGTACTTGGATGTGCTGATCTTGATTTGCCAGACGGGGTAGTATTTGCGGGCCGTGCGTCAGATAAAGACCTAGGTTTGTCCATGCGTATTGTTCGTCAATATACTATAAACTCAGATTCCATCCCAACTCGTGTCGATGTCTTGTACGGCTGGGCACCGCTGTACCCTGAGTTGGCCTGCCGAGTAGCATCTTAATTTTTATAAAGGAATTAAATCATGGCTAACATTAATCCAGGTGCAGCACAAACCACCACAAACCATCCGATTAACTTGTCCAGCAATCAGGCTTTACGTTTGCTTGCATCGGCTCAATCGGTCAACCTTAACAGCGTAGGTGATACTATTGCCCCGATCTTGGTCGCGGGTCGCGTTAGTGCTGCTTACATCCTGTTGACCAATGCAAGCACCAGCTTGACCACGGCAGCATTTGCGATTTACACCGCGCCTGCTGCTGGTGGAACGGCTATCTTGTCGGCTACAACCCCAACTGGCGCTACATCGGCATCGGTTGTGGTAAACACCGGAGCAACTACCTTTGCTGCAATTACAGGAACAAACCTGTATATTCGCAATACAACTGCTCAAGGTGCAGCCGCAACCGCTGATATTTTCATCTACGGTTACGACCTGACTTTCCTGCCTTAAAACGGCATGAAATCTGAGAAAGGCCACTCCCGCAAGGGGTGGCTTTTTTTGTTTTAAAGCATATAATTTGCAAAATCTCTAAGGAGCATCAATGTCAACCGTCAACGCATTTACACCCAAAGGCCAAACTTATCTTGTAACAACATCTGATCTCCAAATCAAAACACAAGACAACGTCTACGCCGTTTCCTACCGCATTGTTAACGTCACTAGCGGCACTGTTTATTTAGGCTTCAAACCCGCTGACCCATTGGGCGGCTCGGTTTCTGTTGGGACGGTATCTGCGCCGACTGCCGGTAGCCCTGTCACAAACATTGTTGGCTTTCTTGCTGGCTCAATTGAAGTTCTATCCTTCCCGCCTAACGTTTGGCTCAAATCTGATACCGCGAATGCGTTGTTGGTAACGCCAGGTGAAGGCATTTAAGGTTTAATTATGGCCGTCAATCTTTCTCCACTTGCCGGTGCAGCGGCACAATTCTTTGACAATAATGGCGTTATATTGGCTGGTGGCAAAATTTACACCTATTCTGCTGGAACAACTACTCCCATTGCCGTATATACGTCGTCGTCTGGTTCAATAGCCCATACTAACCCGATAATTTTGGATAGTGCAGGCCGAGTGCCTGGTGGGGAAATTTGGATAACATCAGGCGTTTCTTACAAGTTTGTTATTTATACAACTTTAAGCACTCTTATTGGTACATACGATAATATTAGTTTTCTTCAGGCAAGCGGCGTTGCATTAACACCATCAGGCTATACTACTGCTACGGATGTACAAACCGCTTTTGATAACCTAGGGTCAACCGCTGGAACGTCTAAAGTAGGCTTTATAGCAACAGGGTCTGGCGCAGTGTCTCGCTCCGCGCAATCTAAATTGCGGGAAACGGTAAGCGTTGAAGATTTTGGCGCTGTGGGTAACGGAACAACAGACGACACATCAGCTATTCAGGCTGCTTTAGATAGCGGTGCTTCAACGGTGGAGTTAACAGGAAAAGTCTACGTTGTGAATGGCACGCTGACCGTCCCTCCTGGCGTCACAATCATGGGTCAATCAATTGCTAGCGAATATTATCCTAGTGGCCCTGGCAGCACCACCGTAGGCAGTTGCTTGTCTAAACTTTCAACAGGTACAAATGGGCCTATTGTAATTTTAAAAAGTTCTTCAGGCATTGCTAACTGTTATTTAAAACACTCAAAAGTTGGCGGGGCCACCACAGGAATAATTCAAATTGGATTGACGGGTAATAACTCGGTTTACAACTCAAATATTAGCAATGTAAATTTATATGGGTCAGCTACCACTGATCTTACCGGCGCAACTACTTGTTACGGTATTTATTATCCTAATGGTTCTAATGCAAGTACATACCAACGTTATTTTAATCGTGCAAATAATTTTTACATTACAAATTGCGATGTAGCCATTAGACTTGGTTCAAACTGTAACGCAAATAGTTTTACAAGTTTTGTCACGCGACAATCTTATCAACATATTTTGTTAGATGGTATATCGGCAACTGAACAATGTGTAGAAAATACATTTACTGGTTTTTTATGCGCTAATATAGGCGCTCTGCCTACAAGCCCCACAACTGTTTTTACACTTAAAAATTATTCTATATTTAATGTGTTTACAGGATTTGTTACTGAATCCAATGGAACTGCATTTAGCATTGATAGTACATCAAACAGAAATATTTTTACCGGAAACACTAATGAAATTACACCCTCGTATGTCCCGCCTGGTGGCATTTCTGGTAGTGGGTCAGGTTCACTAAATTTAATTTGGTCTCCCCCCCAAAACATTGAGCAGTTCACAAACATGATGCTGCCATCGTTAAGCACGGGGTCAAAATATGATTTGGCGTTAATTGGGTCACGGCAGTCAATGATTCAGCAAATCAGTACTGGTGTAGGACTGCCAACGTTAGACGGCGCGGGGACGTTGGTGGCTGCAACAACATATAGCAGAAACATTATTCAGCTAAACCCAGATATATTTATTAAGTCTGGACAACCTAATTTTAGAGGGACATTGACATTGTGGGTTAGCGGCTCGGGAACGCGAACTGTTATCTGCACAGTTCAATTTGGTTATGTGGTTAATAACGCAACCACCAATGCAGGAATTTTTGAAGTTTACGATGTTAGATTAACACCGTCTGCTAGTAATTTTGTTTCTGGACTTTATTTTATTACTGGCGCTGTTGGTGCAACAAGTTTTAAAATTGCTATGGTTGGTGGTAATTCTACGTCGGCTCCCGCACAAACTATTATTGCTGCTTTGGATTTAGATGTTTTTGCAGCAATTGGATATGCAAGAGATAAATATTTTCAACATACTTTTATTTCTTCTGCGGTATCAGCAAATGACGTTACTAACGCAATAAGTATGTTGACCGTAGCTGAAACCGCAGTATAAAACTTAATAAGGAATAATCATGGCACTTCGTAAAATTATTGAAATTGAAGGCAAAGTTATAATTCAAACTTCCATTGGCACCATTGAAAATGGTACTGAGAGAGTATCTTTTTCTGCGTATGTAAAAGTTGTTAGCATTGATGGCAATAAAAATCAAATAAATGCAAATGTTAATTTTAAAAGCAATGCATATCAGTTTAACAAACAATATTTAATACCCGTGTCTGTTGAGGCTGGTTCATCTAATTTTATTGCACAAGTTTATGAACATTTAAAAACATTACCAGAATTTGTTGGTGCTGAAGATTGCTGATTACCATGATAAAAATTGACTTCACCATTAACGGCTTCTCTGACGCCCTGCATTTGGCCGACAACCACGGCATGACCGACGCAGAAATTGAGGCTATGAAGCAGGCCCGTTATGACAAGTGGTACGACTACATTACCAACCCGCCGCCTGTGATAGACCCTCCAGCTTACGAGCCGGTTGAAATAGCCGTTGAGGAGTAATCATGGCAAACCGATATTGGGTAGGCGGGACAGGAACGTGGAACACTTCATCTACTACTAACTGGTCTGCATCCTCTGGTGGTGCTTCCGGTGCATCCGTCCCCAATGCTGCGGATAACGTAATTCTTGACCAAGCTGCAACTTATACCGTCACTTTGACGGGGGCATTACTTTGTTTAAGTCTTACAGTGTCAGCGGGT